TTCAGACGTGTGCTCTTCCGATCTGTGATCGAATTTAGCTCGGACGTAAGAGGGCAGGCTGTAGAATTCTTCACGAACTCCAGACACAAGCTCGAGAGCTGTACTGTAGTCTCCGGGTAATGTGGCATCTCCGAACTGCAGATAAGCGTACTGCGAACTATCGCCAAGATCAAGAGTCATAATACCTTTATGACCGTCTGCATACTTGTTTACAATGTAATTAATATCAGTTTCATCTTTCTCGTCCTGAACCGTTAGAGAAGGCATGGTAAACTCAATACCGCAATGATCATGTTCTGCTGCATCATCGTAAGCTGTCTTAAATTTCATGGTTTCACCTCCTTTCGCAGGCGCCTAGACGCGGCGGGCGTGGCGCACAAAAAAAGGGCGATCTCTGTGAGACCGTCCTTTTTCTGATACGCTCTTTATTAGATTATCATTTAGTAGAATTACTGTCAAGATCCTGTACATATTCTACGGCGCGACCAACCAACACAGGAACGCGGGATTCGTCAGAAGCTTCAACAAAGTAACGGCCATCAGAATCGCCAAGGTTACCGACATAATGAAGACTGAAATCTTCAGGATATTTTTTAATAAGCATTTTATCATCGTTAACTATACCCTCGAAAGCTCGCAGCGCAAGCATATCATTGTGGTAAACCTGCGGAGGACTGAACTGTTCAGCCTTGGAGTCATAAATGGAATAGAGTCTCAGAGGAACCATCTCCTTTTCTAAGCGCAACTAGATACCTGCGAATCATAAGATATAACGTGGCTGATATAACATAATAGTCATTATCAAGGCGAATAACTTTAGAATCATCAGGTTTTAAACGGTAAGCGGCATATTTACTTCCACGAAAAGAATAATAAAAAGGAATATTACGCTTACAACAGAAATTACTAATAGCTCTAAACTCACTAATAAGCATCACCTCATTTCCGACTTAATCATAACACAGTCATAATACCTTGTCAAGTTTTCTGCCAAGAAAATGTTTATACTTACCTTCCTGAACAAGACAGCGATCAATCAACCGCTCGAAAGTATTGTTCTCCAAGTTATGCAGCATCTTCTCAATACGGTTATTGCGAATATACTCCATCCAGTGAGGATGCGTTTCATCGAATTTCTTATCGTAATAACGAGGAGGACGCATCTTCTTACCGTTAATGACAACGAAATCATTAGCATAACACTCTTCACCATGCTCTTCGAGCCATTTTCCGCCTATGCCGGGACGATTGGATTCAAGCATGAACTCAGGCGTACGGCCATTATAGTGAGCAGCAGCTTTACTGCCAGTCTGCTTTTTCACTATGTAACGTGCGACATAGGCAGCAGCGTCAAAACTAAACTCACCGATAAGGTGCATACCGTATTTCCAGATTTTAGAAAAACGAGCAGAAGTATAAGTGTTATAACCGTCTGCACGGAACCGAAAAACTTTGTCGCTAAAATCAACATTAAACAAGATGTAATGATAATGGGGACGGCCATGAAGCTCACCATATTCACCACAGCCGAGAAAACGAATACCGCTGCCATACTCACGACGAAGATTCTTCATGAAAGTCTGATGAAATTTCTTGCTTAAGCTTCTGTCAGACGGAAGATGATAATCGTCGAAGGTACACGTAACGAAATAAGCTGAGGACGAAGTACGGGCTTCGTGAACAGCTCTGACAGCCCATTGACGAGAGTTTTCGAGCCGACAGCCAATACACTGCTTACAGGAACAACGAATAAAACGGCTATCATTAGCAAGTTCAGGGTGGGAAGCGAGACTGCCGTAAAAACTATAATGCTGCTTTCCATTTTTCGTAATCGCTCCTTCGACTGGGTACATAAGAATAGGATTAAAACATACCATATTAATCACCTGTACCGATTGTATCAGGATTAAGTCAGAATGTCAAATCCTAAATCCACCTCGTCCTACTCTCTTGAAATTTTTGCGACGAGACTTGGAGGTGCGCCGAAAAAGACGGCGAGAACCACGCTTAGACAATTTTCGACGTCTCATTTAGCGTCCCTCCAAGAACCGAAAAAACGGCTAGTTTTTTTAGAATCATCCTTATTAGCAACTGGTTCAACAAGTTTATCAACATCGTGCGAAAAGTCGGATGCGACTTTACTGACCAGCTGAGTAGATGCAGTAGAACGACCTTTCAATGCTTCGATTAGGTCCACAACTTCCTGAATGAAGGGGACAACAACAGTGACGATGAAGGTTAGAATCATAGTAGTTTTGTTGGACATATATACCACTCCTTTATTTGAAGATATAACCAATACCGCGAAGAATATGACCAAGGCCTGAATTACCAACGCCTAATGAATCATAGAAATCAGCTTCCTGCTTTGAGAGACGAGCATTTTGAGACGAAAAGGCAGCGGCAGAATTAGACTGATTAGCTGAAGCTATATTAGAAAGTATACCTGAAGAAAGATAGGATCCTTGAAGTCTTAAGTTCTGCAGCTCCTGATCCATGCGCTGAAGCTCATAGCCTAGACGTTTTTCATAAGTCTGCTCGAGAAGATTCAGATTATTAGCCTTAATGCCATTATCAATAACTACACCATGGGCATTCTGGCGAAAGTAATTGGCTTCTGCGAAGTTTCTATCAATCTGAGATGCTGCGAGATGCTCGACGTTCTTCGCCTGCCGTTCAGCGGCACTAGCGGCTTTAGCCGAGTTCATAGTAGAACCAATATCACTCATGCCTACGGAAGCAGCTGAAGCTCCAGCTATAGAACCGCCTATACCATTGGTTGCAGCAAGAATAGGATTGAGACCAGCTTGGCGCATATCATCGACAGCCCATTGATAACGATGTTTATAATTTTCGACATTCCAAGCATTAGCCTGTGCGGCATTAGCGGAATTATAATGGTTCTGGACTGCAGAGCCTAGAACAGAACCAGCAACACTGCCTAATGTATCGGAGAGCCATGACATATAACCAACTCCTTTCTAGAAATGGTCAACAAGGCCAGGGGTACCGAACATAGGCATAGGACGAACTGTAGTGTAACGGAAACCTACGTCGAGCAAGAACTCAGGCTCATCTTGAACGGCGATAATGCGCTTAATGGGTGGGTTCTCCGTGATGAATTCCTCATTGAGAGTAGGAGCATTACTGAAGAACTGGGAAAGGTGCCACACGTCAAGATTACCACCAGTTACAGAGCTGCGGAACTTACCTGTAATCTGCGAAGGTTTATAGCGATATTCGGCATAACGTTCCTGATAGCCAAAAACAGTAGTATCAGCTTCAGAACCTTGAGCATAAATCTCACGAAGCTCAATAGACTGTTCACCAAGATGGGCGAATGTAGGCCAATAAAAATCATAAACAGTAGAGCGAAGCCACATCTTGTTAATGCCTTGCTGATAAGTAAGATCGGCACGAGCGCACACAAAGCCAAAAATATAGCCATGCTCAACAAAAGATTTAGTAAAGCCATGGAACTTTGCAGCAGTAACACCATAAGCAGAGAGATTGCCTTGAGGAGAAGTGCCGTCGGTTGCAGAAGTCTGAGCTATTGGATTGACGTTAACCATTTTAGTGAACGAACCGAGGAACTCAGGGCGCTGCAGTCTTGCATCAGGAGAAACCACGCCGAAGAAAGAGCGCAGCACTTCTGTATACCGACTACCACCACGAGCAAGACGTTCGTAGAACTTTTGCATTTGAAAAGCAGTACGAAGACTGTTGATAGTGAATATACTTGAACTATCAAGATCAGCGTAAGATTCCTTAGAAAGCCAAGAAGAACCAGGTTTGCAAACAACCTGAGACGTACCAGCACCTTTAACAGCGTGGCCAGCTATAGAAACATCATAACCACCTTGATAGTTTAAAGAACCGGTTCCAGTATATACATTATGAACGCCGCCATCTTTAGAAAGTTGTGCAGCGCCTAAATCGGCATTAGCCTGCGCAACAAAAAAACCTGTAACAGGCTTAGGATCAACTAAAGCAGCAGTACCGGCAAGGCCTATAGATACACCGGGTCCTTTCTGTGTCCACGGAAGAGCAGAAGTAAAGTAATCATGACGCTTCCCGCGAGGCGGACAGGCAAAGCCGGGAACAATACTGGTACCTGACGTGAAAACCCAAGAAGGCTGCTCAGAAGATCGGGCAGAGTCCAATACTTCGTTGGTATCGCCTTTCTGAATCTTGACGGATTTCTGGAGGTTTTCGTCTCTAAACCATTCGTTCCAAATGAGGTAGACAGCGCGGAATGGAAGAGCGCTAATACCAGATAAATTACCAGACGTATTCACGGGCAAGCCGAAATAATCCCAAAGTGAACCTACGTAACTATTACCAGCATTGTTAGCAGCAGTAACAGTAGGGATGACATAATCAGTACTATCGTCAGGGTCTTCCTGTTCGAAGCAGAAGTTCTGCCAATGTTCCCAGACGAGACGATTAGGAACGAAGAAGAAAAACCAATCCAGATATATATTATCCATGATAGGCTTAATAGGAGTAGCCAGTCGAGCGAAGTAATTAACAGACATACGTGTAGTATCGCCAGGCAGCACTTCGTCAACGAACACAGGTATGAGCTTACCTGAATTGAAAGTTGTCTTATACACGTGCGAGCGGTCGAATTTCGTCCGTCGCATATACATTGCAGGAGCATCGCTGAAGCGATGTCCTCGAACTCTAATCTTACGAGCCAATTTCTCACCTTCTTTGAATTGTAAACCTAAGAATTATCCTTAAGCAAATCATTCTTAGGTTCTAGTTTATAATTGCGTCACCTACGCCAGTTACATCAAGTAAGTAACTGGCTTCGGTGCCGCTATTTTTGTGTTTCTTCATTATTTTGAGTTAAAGTGTTATTTTTTTCTTGTGTTTGTTCATTACTTGCGAACTGTTGTGGTTCATCAAAAGTATCATTGCTGCCATACAAACCTTGCTGCCGGAGATATTCGAGTGTTGCAGGATCATTCAAATGATTGATGAAATTCATAGGATCGTGATCGAATTTA